TACGGAATCCCACAGTTGGCTCATCGGAGGCAACTGCTTGACAAGCATGACAGGAGTTCCAGCGGTGATGCCACTGATCGGAATGCGGGCGATCGGAATCCATACGGTGCCGGAATTGTTCAGGATACTACCCGACGGTACCGTGGGGTCAGCCGCCGTGCCACTGGTGGCGGTGCCCTTCAGCACCGCGAGCGCGATCGTTTCGATGTTGTTCGAGTCTCGCGTGTATTTCACGCAGATTAGGTCGTTGCGGTTCCGTCCTGTGACTCCGCTTTCGATGGTGACGGTTTCCGCCGCGGTGACGCGTGCGTATCGTCCTTCGATCACAAGGTTGAGGACCGGGATGAGCGCTTTGTTTGCTGACTGCATGGTCACGGCGGGGAATTTGCCGTCGCTGCCTTGCAGCAGGTAGTTGCCGTTTCCGACCAGTCCGGCCTGCATGGCTCCTTGGTCGCTGGATGTGATGTGCGGAGCGCCGGCCTTGCCGGTGATGAGATTCATGGTCATGGTCATTCCTTCCTATCTGTTGTGTTGTTGAGGTATGCGGCGTAGGCGGCGTCCTGCGTGGCTGCCAGCGCTTTGAACGTCTGCCAGCATGCGGTGCAGACGAGCGCGCCCTGTGCGACTCCGTCGACGGTGGTGTGGGTGATGTCGTGCCAGTCGCTGGAGGTGCGTGGGTCACCGTCGGCGAGGTATGCGGAGGCGTGGCATCGGTCGCAGGTGTATCTGGTGATGTTCGTGGTTCGTGCCATTGATGTTCCTTTCTCTTTCAGGCTGTGCGCTGGTAGATGTGTCCTGGAAGGATGGTGTTGCATTCCTTCCAAGTGCCGCCGTAGGTGGTTCCCGGATTTGTTGTGGCGGTGGTCCAGTAGAGGGAGCCGACCGGGTGGGCGGCGATGAACGCCTGGCTTGCGCTCATGCCCGTCTCGCCCTTGTCGCCCTTCGGGCCGACGAGGCTTGTGTTGGAAACCGGTTTGAACGTCACGTTTTTCCCGGTGGCTGTGATCTGCGCGTACATCAGGTTCTTGCCGCCATTGGTCATGGCGAAGAAGTATTCGCCTACGACCGGGGCACGGTTGAAACTGAGTGCCCGCCAGTCAAAATCCGAGCATGCGGACGTCCAGTATCCGGATAGTATGCGTGTGATGATCAAGGCAGGCAACCCGGTCTCGCCGCGTTGGCCGGCCTCTCCTTTCGCTCCGGTGGCCCCGGTCGCGCCAGTGGCGCCGGCAGGGCCCTGCGGTCCTTGCACTCCCTGCTTGCCTTGCGGTCCGGTGTCGCCCTTGGGTCCTTTGACGTTGCCGAGCAGAATCTTCGTCATATGCGCTCCTTACTTTCCGTCATTGATCATGTAGTACAGGTCTCCCGTCGCCGGATCGTAGGAGACGGGAGCCGCCGACGCGGTGGTCGTATCCGCGTACACGGCGTACAGGTCTCCGTTCGGGTCGACCTGCAGTGTGAAGAATCCGGAAGTTGGCGCCGTCACGCCGCTGGCACCCTGCGGTCCTGTCGGCCCCTGTGGGCCCTGCAGTCCCTGCACACCTTGTATTCCCTGCTTGCCTTGCGGCCCGGTGGGGCCTGTTGCTCCGGTAGGTCCGGCAGGACCAGTCGGACCTACCGGGCCAGTGGGACCGGTGGGGCCTCCTTCTCCGGAGGGGCCGACATCGCCTTTGTCACCCTTGTCGCCCTTCAGCCCTTCAGGACCTTGCGGACCGGGAGGGCCGGCAGCTCCAGTGGCTCCTTTAGGCCCGATCTCGCCGGTATCGCCCTTCACACCCTGCGGGCCGACGTCACCCTTCGGACCCTGCGGGCCGACAGGGCCTTGCGTTCCGATGATGGACTGCCTGGAAACCGTCTTCCCTTGGAACTGGCCGCCGGATTGCGAAACGCACTGCCAGACGATGCTGTATTTTCCGCCACCTGACAATGCGGTCGAATATTCATTGACGAGTGGTGTTCGGTTCAACCATTCGCTCACGTTTCCCGTGAAAATGGATCCCACCGGATATTCGCCGACGAGGGATTTCTTCATCACGAGCGCCGGAAGGCCGACGTCGCCTTTAGCTCCCTGAACGCCCTGCGCTCCTTGCTTGCCTTGCGGGCCGGTGGCCCCGGTATCGCCCTTGTCACCTTTGGGGCCTTTGATGTTGCCGATCAATAGTCGCGCCATGTGTCACCTTTCCGGGATGTCCACGTACAGGTTCCCGCTCTCGGAGTCCCAGACGAACGAGGGTGGGTTCGTGTTGTCCGGATAGTTCACGTACAGGTCGCCGTCGCCTTCCATGCTGAGCGTGAAGAAGCCGTTCGAGGGGGCGGATACGCCGCTGTCGCCCTTGTCACCCTTCTCCCCTTGCGGGCCCTGGATGCCTTGGGAACCTTGGATGCCTTGTCTGCCCTGGGGGCCGGTCGCTCCCTGTGGACCCGTGGGACCCTGCGGACCTGTGGAACCCGTCGGGCCTTGCGGTCCCGCCGCGCCGATCGCACCGGCATCACCCTTATCGCCTTTCTCGCCGCGTATCCCCTGCAGTCCCTGCGGGCCTTCGGGACCGGCGACGCCTTGCGGCCCTCGCTCCCCGGTCACTCCTTTCTCTCCCCGAGGACCGGTGGGTCCGGTCGCTCCGGTGGCCCCCTGTGGTCCTGTGTCGCCCTTGTCGCCCTTCTCCCCTTGCGGGCCCTGGTCGCCTTTCGGAAGCCCCAAATTCAAGGTTTTGTCGCTGCCGGCGCCCGTGAGCGACGCGCTGGCCTGCACGCCTGGTGCGAGCGTGTCCACCGAACCGATTCTCAGGCCGGTGAGATAGTCGCCCTTCGGCTGCTTGCCCGCCAACGCCGTATTAAGCGCACCGATGTCCTGTCTGGTCACGTCGGAGCTGAAGGTCCAATTATCAAGCTTGAGGCCGGCTCCCGCGTAGTAGGCGTGGCCACCATCCCCGATGGAGGATTCTCCGCTGTTGCCGCCGGCGCTGGCACCTCCGGATTCGTAGGTGACGGTGAGCACGCCTCCCGAAACCTTGACGATCTTCTTGGAGATCTCGGCCGTGACGACGAGGCCCGTGTTGTTGTCACGGCCCGTGACCAGGTCGCCGACGTCCGCGTCGATGCCGTCGGGAATGTCCACGTCGATGGTGCTGGTGTTCCGAAGTTCCTGGAATTTCTGCCTGCCCTTGTCCTCGAGCTCGTCGGCTTCGGCGTTGGACAACTCGTATGTGGCGGTGCGTTCGTCAAGGCCTTTGAGGGTCTGCGTGTGGCTGAACGTGCCGTTCGCGTCGGCATACCAGTGGATGACGGTACGGTCCTTGAGTTCGCCCTTGCCCAGACAGATGAGATGGTTGATCGGGTGCGCCGCCTGTTTGGCGGCGAAGTCGATGAGGTCCGAGTCGATGCTGTCGCCGATCGTGCGGACGGGCATGGCGCTCATGGCCACCTTGTCGCCGTCATTACGCAACCGGAGTTTGAGTCCGCTTGCCCTGAGCATCTTGACCAGACCGCTGTACAGGTCCACGTACCGGTCGAACTGGCAGGTGGTCTTGTGGTCGGCGCTTTCTTCGGTGACGGTGAACAGGCCTTGCAATCCCGCACGGCTGACGAGCGTGCGCATGATGACGGGAATCGTGCCGGACAGGGTGAGGTAATCGTTGTTCCTGTCCGGTTCGATGATCTTCGAAGCGAGCACTCCATGCCAGTCGCGGCCATGCCATGTGACGGTGGACAGGCCGCCGTCCACGTCGACATCCGTGTCGTCGATGATGCCGCCGTACTCGGTGCCGTCGATCATGATGCGGCTCCCCGCCTTGAGCGCGGCGTCTTCGACCTGCAGGTCGAAGTCGTTCTCCCCGCTGCCGAACGCGAGGTCGAGCGTGTATGAGGCGTGGCTCGCCACGGGTTTGCCTGTGGCGTCGGTGACGATCAGGTCCATGGCGGTTCGCTCCTTTCCTCGCAGACCGTCAAGTCGAATTGGAATCCTCCCGGCCAGCTGATCGACTGTGTTCCGGGCGCGAGCGGTTGGAACACGTACCGGCCGGAATCCTTGCCCGACCCTCGCACGGCCTGCGCGAAGCAGTTGGTGGCGAGCCCGGTGCCGCTGACCATGGTGACGGTCCTGACATCGCCGGTGCCGTCGATTTCCAGACGCGAGCCGGATGGTACGGTCACGTCGACCTCGTATCGGTTGGTTCCGATGATGACGTACGGTTGCGCGCATGGTCCGAATATCGTGAGCTTGACCGGCTGCGGGATGGACGTGTCGTTGACGATCTCGGCACCCAATGCCATGCCGGCGAAATCATGCGGATAATCATATGGATAGTCCAGGTCGGAGGTTCCGGAATCGTATCGCGGCGTGAAATGCGTCATGGTCGGACGGCGCCACACGCCATCGGCCAGCACGATGGTCAACTGCGTCTCGACCATCGTGGGCGTGATGGATTGCGGTTCGCTTTTCGTGATCCACGCTTTGGCTTCCCATTCGCCGTCGGCCACGAGCGTGCCCGGGTTCCCGGATGCCATGTCGGCGTCCGCGAGGCGGCGCAGTAGGTCGAGCGTGGCTGGAGAATCGTGGATCTTCACGGTGACTGTCGCCTCGCGTGCCTTGCGGGTGATGCCCGTCATGCCACGTGAGGCGAGGCTGTAGTCCCAGACGCGGGCGCGCAGTCCCGTGAGCGTCTCGCCGTACAGCGGCCCCTCGAAGCCGATGCGCTCATCTGTGGCCGCGCACACGTATTCAAGCGATTGCACTTCTCACCTTCCTTGCGAAGTCGCGGTCGCCGATCGTCGGCGTGTATCGGGCGATGATCGATCCGAGGTCGTCGTGCAGCGATTCGACGGCCGCGATGAGTTCCCGCAGATCGCCGTCGCCGGCATTGGCGCCGGTGCCGGCCGTGACGTTCAGCCTGCCGGTCTTCGACCAGTCCGCGTCGGAGAGGCTCATCGTGGAGACGAGCGAATCCATGGAACGGCTGACCACATGCGCGGAATCGTCGATGCCCAACGCCATGCCACGTCCGACCATCACGCCGACCTCGTCGCGGAACACACGCGACGGGGAATGGATGCCCAAAGCGTTCTTGGCCTTGTCCACCAAGCCCGACAACGCGTTGGTGATGCTGGAATACAACGAGCCGACCATTCCTGTGATGCCGTTGATCAATCCCTGGATGATGTTGCGTCCCGCGCTGACGAGCCAGCTTCCCGCGCCGGACACCGCGCTCCGGACGGTTCCGCCGATTCCGCTCACGACGCTCCCGACACGGCCAACCATGTTGCTTACGGTGCCGACGATGCCGCCCCAGACGCTCGACACAATGCTTCCGACGCCGTTCCACAACGCGGCCCACACGCTTCGGATGGTCGAGCATGCGGCGGATACCACTCCGCTGACCATGCCGATGCCAGCGGAGACGACGCCTTGGATGCCGCCCCACACTGCCGACACGATGCCCTGGATGGCCGACCACGCGGCGCTCCAGTTCCCGTTGACGACCGCGAGCGCCAGTTGGATGATGCCTTGGATGACGGCGAGTGCGGTGCTGATGACTGTGGTGACGATGGTCCATGCGCCTTGTACGACGGTGGATATGGTGTTCCAGAGTCCGTTCCAGACCGTGCTGATGATGGTGGCGGCGGTTTGGAAGATGGTTTGGATGTTCTGTATTCCGGCTTGCAGGAGTGGTGTGATGGTGGTGATGAATGTTTGGATGCCGGTGATGATCGCGGTGAGTGCGGTCATGATGATGGGGCCGATTGCGTTCCAGACGTTTTGGAGGACGGTGGTGATGAGTGTCCATCCGGTTTGCCAGATTTGCTGGATTTGGCTCATGGTCTGGGTGATGAATATGGCGATGGCTTGCAGGATTGGCTGGCATGCGGTGCTGATCTGGTTCCAGATTCCCGTGAACCATGTGGCGAAGCTGTTCCAGAGTCGTTTGCCCGTTTCGGTTTGGGTGAAGAACCATGTCAGCGCGGCCACGACCGCGCCGATGGCCACGACAAGCATGCCGATCGGATTCGCATCCAAGGCAGCGCTGAATGCCAGCTGCACGGCGGTAGCAGCCTTGGTCACCGCGCTCCACGCCGATTGAGCTGCCTTGACAATATTGAACGAGCCGGCGAGTTGCTTCAGTGCTCCAGCCGCGCTTCCCGCGTCGGAGATCTTGCCAATCAAATCGAACGTGGCCGTAGCGGTCTTCTCCACACCGGAGGCAGTCGCGGAAATGGCCTTCAGTCCACCGGAAACTGTCTTCAGCCCGGCCGAGACGATATCCCAGCCTTTGACCGCGAGCAATGCAATGGTGATGGCTTTCAACGCGCCGGATACCAGTGCGCCGTTCTGCTGCGCCCACTGTCCGACCGACTGCAGCCAGCCTCCCACCGTCATGAGCACGCCGGTCAAAGTGTTCAACAGTCCGGCGAAGCTCTGCGCCGCGGAACTGGCGGTGCGCGCGCTGTCGTTGAAGCCGAAGGCCTGCGAGACCGCGGCCGCCAATACGGAAACCAGCGAGCCCAATCCGGAGATGACGCCGGTCAGGCTTTCAAGGAACGGCTGCAACGCGCCCGTCTCGATGAACGTGTTGACGAACGTCTTCGCCCATCCCGCCGCGTTCGACAACGCCTGCGCGACCGAAGCGACCACTCCCGCGAGCGCGCCGGCGGTTGTGGAGAACATTGTGGCGGCTTCGCCGCCATTGTTGAGTCCGCCTATGAGTGATGTGATTGCGTTCCAGAGGCCAGTGAGTTGGCTTTTGAGGCTGGCCGTCGCCGAGGCGAGCATCTGGAAGCCGGGGATGTTGGAGATCGTGTCGCCAAGGTTTTTGAGTTTCGCCTGTGTGGCGGGTATCGCGTTCTCGAGACCTTGTTGGAGTGCCGCTCCGACTTTTTGCAGGGTTGGTGTGACGGCTGCGGTGAATGTGTCGATGAGTGGGATGGCTTGGTTGAACAGGCCGCGTAAGCCGTCGAGGACTGGTGTGGCGGCTGTTTCTCCGAGTCGGCTCAACGCGGCTTTCACGTTGGCCAGGGCGCCGGTGAATGTGGTGCCTGCGGATAGTGCGGCGCCGCCTAGGCCTTCCTTCATGGCGTCGGCGAAGGTCTGGAAGTCGATCTTGCCATCCGAGACCATGTCGGACACTTCGGCGCTGGTCTTGTTCAGGTGCTTGCCGAGCATCTGGAGGACGGGGATGCCGCTCGACATGAGCTGGAGCATGTCGTCGCCCTGGAGCTTGCCTCGGGCGGCGACCGATCCGAAGATCGTGCCGATGTCGGTCAGGCTCCTGCCGCTGATCTGCGCGGTGTCGGCGACGGTCTTGAGCACCTGGGTGAGCTCGCCGCCCTCCTTGACGCCGGAGGCGGACAGGCTGGCCGCCACGGTCGCGGCGTCGCCCAGTCCGAACGCGGTGCCCTTGACGGATGCGAGCGCGTCGTTCATGATTTCGGTGACGCTGGCGCTGTCGTGGCCGAGGCCTTTGAGTTTGGCTTGCGCGTTCTCGATGTTGAGGGCGCGGGTGAAGCCGCCTTTGGCGGCCAGTGCGGTGATGCCGCCTGCGATGGTGGCGATCGCGCCTGTGCCGACCTTGCCGATCTTGCCGAACGCGCCGCCGATCTTAGAGACGAGGGTGTTGGAGCTTTTCTTGGAGGCTTTGTTGACGGCGTCGCCGATGTCGCCTTCGATGCTTTTGCCGAATCCTTTGCCGGATGGTTCGACGTGGACGTATGCGACGCCTATGTCCTGTGCTGCCATCGTGTTTCCTTATTCGTAGGTTGGGATTCCGATGGCGGTCGGAGTCAGAGGTCGTCGTTGATGTGGAAGTAGGCTTTGAGCCGTTCCCTGTCCTCGCGTTGACGGCGGGTGAGGTTGTGCGTCGGGGTTGGCGGGCGGAGCGGGTCGTGCTCGTGGTCGAACCATGGGCGTTTGCGTTGTCCGGACAGCGTCCAGACCGCCTGTTCGGCTCCGTCGGGCGCGTAGACGGCGTTCTGCAACGCCATCCACGAGTGGCTCGTATGGTCTTTGAGGATTTCGCGGGTCAACGCCCAGGCGAGTCCCCAATCGACTCGTGGACGTTGGCCTTCAAGCCATTCGGCGAAGCGTACGGGCCTGTAGATCTGCCCGTACGCTCGGATCCAGTCGTAGGCTAGCGCCGCGCGGTGGTTGTTCCAGAGGTGGGCGAGGTAAACGCTTTTGGGTCCAGTCCGGATTCGTCGGCCCACGCCTTCACCGTGGCGATGAGGTAGGCCATCGGGCGTTTGGTCTTGCGCAGTGCGGTCCAGAAGTTCGGCTGCACGTTCTCGAAGTATGCGAGGAACGCGGCCATGCACGCGCTGGTCTCCTCGTCGGAGAGCGTCGGCCTGCTCTTGACCAGGAGGATGGCCTGCACGAGTTCGATGGGCAGTTCCGCGTTGTTGAGGTTCGGCAGGTCGAGTTTCGCTCCGGCGACCTCGAGGTGCACGTCGGGCTTGAGCTCCTCCGCGTCGGTAAGGTCCACGTCCACGACATGGTAGGTGTTGTCGCTCATTTCGTCTCCGTTTCATGGTTATCGGCGGTTATGGGTAATGGTCCCGTGCGGCCGACCGCCATCGGCCGCACGGGAAGAATCAATGGGTCACTTGGCGTTTTCAGTGACGAGGCCCCATGCGTGGAACTGTTCGCCGTTAGTGCCCTTGAGCATCTTGAACGTCATGCTGAAGTTCATGATCTCGCTGGATTTCAGGCTCACGTCGTCACGGTCGCTCACCTTCGCGTTGGTGCCGTACAGGAGGAACGGACGGTCCTGCTGGTCGAGCGCGACCAGCACGAGGATCCACTCCTTCTTCAGGCCTGCGCCCTTGATGCTGATGCCGCCGTCCGTTTCGACGTCCACGTCGAAGTAGGCCGACACCACATCCTTGCGGCCCTCCATGGCGGCGAGCTGCAGGGTCCAGTAGCCCGGATCCGTGTCGGACAGCACGATGTCGCCGTTGTGGGCCTTGTAGTCGGTGCTGTCGCCCGGTTCCGGATGCAGTACGGCGCCGTCCTCCGTGGAGTAGCCGATCGGCTTCTTGCTTGCCGGCGGGGTCCAGGCCACTCCGGTCGGAGCCACGAACGTGCTGTCGCCCTTGGGGAACAGGAACAGCGCGTAGTTCTTGATCAGGCGCACGTTGCCTGCGGTGTTGCCGCTGGACACGTACCCGTAGTCGGTCGCGCCCTGCGCGGCGACGGTGGTTTTTTCGTTGTTGTCAGACATTCGTCTGCACCTTTCCGTTCTTCGCGTGTGGCGGCACGTTGTCTTTGGTTGTGTTTCAGTTGACGGTGACCTCGAGCAGGAGCACGCCGTACGCGCACACCAGTCTCTTGTCCTCGTCCGTCATGCGTACCGGCCCGGATTCGAGTGACGCGTCGATGAGCGGCGCGACGGTTCCGAGCCCGATGATCTCCCTCGCGATGTCGGCCCACAGGCGTGCGGCCTTGTCCCAGTCGCCCGTATGGTCCTCTCTCATGCATCGCACGCTCAGCCGCAGCCGCACGTACTGCGAGATTGGGGTGCTCATGCCTTGCATGGAGTCGGCCAATGTGGCTTCGGTGAAGGGCGGTTCGAGGTCGCTTCGTTCGATGGTGTCGAACGTCACGTCCGGGAACAGTGTCCTCAGTTTGGGCAGGAGCAGGGGTTCCGTGCGGCGGGGAGTGACCGGGATGCTCATACGTGCATCCTGCCGAGCGTGTCCTCCAATGTGCCGTGCGCCTTCTCCACGGGTGCGGGGCAGAGGATGGCCACGCCGCTGCGGTTCTTGCCGTTATGGTCGCGAACCATGCACCGGCTGTCGGTGACGGCCTCGTTGGCGGCGTCGCGCATGCGGCCCCGCAGGGTCTCGTTCTTCAGCACCTGTTGGCTGAATGCCTTGCGGTTGAATACGAATCTGCATCGTTTGGCCATGCTTATCCTTTCCGTTCGCCTACGGTGATGACGTCGCCGATGTGGCGTCCGTGGATGTTGTTCCACACTTGCGGTTTGCCTTTGACGGGCAGGAGGATGCCTCTGACTTTGATCAGGTCGGTGGCTTGGATGCCGGATGGTTGGCTACCGCGGATGTGGATCGTGTATTCGATGGTCTGCGGGCTGGCGTTCTCCTCGGTCTGGTCGGTGGTAGAGGTTGGCGCGACCATCGCCTGGAACGTGCCGACGCGGGCTGGTTTGCCTTGGATGGGGTTGCCGTCCGTGTCGGTGGTGGGCTGGCCGCGCCAGATTTCGATGGTTTCCACTAGGACGTCTCCCCCGTTGCCATGTCGATGCTGAACGCGCGTTGTGCGTTGATGCCGAGGATGCGTTTCTCGTCGTCGCGCAGCCAGAGGTCGCCGGTGGGCGCTCCGAAACTGTATTGTTCGCTGAAGCTGCCGGTGGTCTGGTTCATCTGCGTGATGCCGCCGGGAATGTCGTACGGGTCGGCCTGCATGATTCTGCGGACGATGTCGCAGGTGATCTTCATCAACAGTCGTGGCCGTTCGTCGAGGAGCCGCCGCCAGTTCGGGGAGCGTTCCTTGATGTAGTCGGTCACGTCCGCGAGATGCGTGTCGGCTTTCTCGCGTTCCTCGTCGGTGAGCTTGTGCCATCTCCGTTCGAGATCGTCGGAGGTGGCGAACATGTCGGGTTCGTCCGTCATGGTCACTTCTTGTCCGGCAGTTTGACCGCCCCGGCGGATACGAGGCCGGCGATGATGTCGTCGAACTGTTTCGCCAACGTGTTGAACGCGGTGACGAGTTTGTCGAATTCGTCCTTGGTCGGAGTGTCCGCCGCGGCCTCGGCGATGTTGCTGTCGACGTTGCCGATCGCTTGTTCGGGCGCGTACTGCTTAATGCCGCCGAGGGTGTCCTCGCCGGCCGCCGGCAGCTCGTAGGCGCTGGATCCGGCGGAGAAGTCCGTGCCATCCTTGTTGACAAGGCTCACCTGCGCGTCCAACGGTCCGATCGTATGCTTCTTCTTACCTGACGGATTGACCACAAGGGTCTGGATGGGGAAACTCATCGTTCACCTCATTCCGTGGCCTTGAGTACGGCGAACGCCTTCGGATCGATGATCGCGAACGCGTACATCGCCTCGGTGCGGTATGCGATCTGGTTATGGGCCTTCAGGTCCACGCCGGTCTGGTCCGGATCGCCGTAGGCGATGATCTCGCTGGTCAGATCGCGGACCATGCCCCATTTGATGAGGCTGAAATCTCCCATGAACGCGAGCACCTTCGTCGGGGTCTTGGCCAGTCGGCCGTTGACGGTTCCGGAGGTCGCGGCGGTGATGCCGTCCAGGCTGCCGGCCTGCAGGTTCAGCGGGATCTCCGGGTAGAAGCGCATGCCGGTGGAGGGGACGCGCAGCTTGCGCAGGCAGGACGCCCAGGTCTTGGACAGGGCGACACCGTTGATGTCGTAGGAGTCGTTCAGCGCGTCGGCCAAAGCGTCCACGTTGCCGATCTCATCCTCGGTGGCGATCACCTGCACGGCGGACGTGCTCAATGGGTCGAATCCGGAGAGCGCCTCACCGGTCTTGGGGTTGATCGCATGGTAGATCACGTAGTCGAGGGCGCGGCCCAGTGCGGCTGCCTGATCGGCCTGGATGCTGCGGATGATCTGCAGCTGGTTGTCCTCGTCGGCCCACTGGAGTTCGCTGGTGACGCGGGTGGTGGTCTGCACCTTGAAGCGCTTCGCCACGACGGAGTCCACGGTCTGCTCGTAGCTGCTCTTGACCGCGCCTTCGGCCACTACCTCGGCTTCGCTCTTGCCGTTGAACACGAGGTAGTCGGCGTCGGAGAAGATCTGTGGCGTGCTGGGGCTCAGGGACGCGATGGTGCTGGTGTCCTTGGCCTTGTTCACGATTTCGGTGGCCACGCTCACGGGGAGCTTGATCTGGTCTGTTTTCATCGCCATGATGGCTTGTCCTTTCGGATGGTTGGGTTATTCGCCTAGGAGCTGGTGGATGTACGAGAGCTCTTCGGCGTCCTTGTTGTTGTTCTGGTGCGATGGAGAGCCCGTCTGGTTCCTCACCTGAGGCGGCTTGGATGCCGGATGCAGCGCCGCGTGCAGGAGGTCCGCATGCGCCTCGAGTTCCTCCTTGGTTCCGCCGCGCAGCAGTTCGGCCGGAACGTCCTTGTCTTTGGCGACTTCGGACACCCATTCCGCGTGCTGCTTCTCGGCCGCGGCGTCGTCGATCTGCTTGCGCAGCGCCGCGTTCGATTCCTTGAGTTTGTCGATTTCGCTCTTTCCGGCGTTCTCCATCTCGTCGAGTTTCATGGCCTTGGACTTGAGCTCGTCGTAGTCCTTGTACTTGCCGCGCTCCTTGGCCAGTCGCTTCTCGACGATCTGGTCGACCTGTTCCTGGGTGAACGACCTCGGATCACCGCCGTCGCCACCGTCATTGGAACCGCCCTCGTCGCCACCGCCGTCGATGAGACGGATGTGTGCCGGGAATCGGAATCTGATGGACATGCTGCTCTCCTTTGCTGTTTCCCGTGGATTCGAGTTCGACCGCGCCACGGTGCGCTGTATGGTCCTCCCACGCGATACGGCGCATGGTCGCCGCCAACCTGAATGGCTGGCCGAGTGGTGGATGCAGGATTCGCACCTGCGCGGCTGTGAAGCGCCCGAGTTACAGTCGGGTCCGTTCGTCTGCTCTGGCAATCCACCGAAATCAATGGTTTTTGGTAAAATAGAAGTACCGGAGGTCCCGTGCAGACTTGAAATAATAGCCTATTCGTGCGGGAGTGCCTCCGGGTTTTTATTGCAGCTCGATTTCTCTCATCCCGTTGTTGTCCAATAGGAACAAACGTCTGATCTTGTTTTTCTTATGCAGCGCGTTATAGCGGGAAAGTTGCGTCACCAGTTTCTCCGGAGCCGAGTATCCAGTGAGATCCACAATGAATGCATCCTTCACGACACCATGCTGCTCGGCTTTGGATACCGCTTTTGAGATGTTCTTCGAAATGGATCCGTAGTCTGGGCGTTTTTGCCGAGATGACTTAACCTCGCACTCAAGGTCTTGCTCAATCCATTTCAAGTCATTCGTCGATTTGTGCCCCAAAGTATCGCGTGGAATCCATTCGTAATGCTGTCCGAGTGACTTGAAATGTTCCAGGAACACGATTTCATGCATCTCAAGGACGTCTGCGTCTACTGGGACGCCAAGCGCCTTCTGCCTTCCATCCCATCCTTTCTTGCTTAATGATTTCTCGTCGCGCATGCCGGTGAAATCATGTTCGACTTTGAAAGACGCACGTTTCTTCGGCATGATCCCGTCGCTCAATTGCTTAGGGAACTTATGACGCATAACGAATGTGACGGCATTCGCGTCGGCCGAATCCAACTTGATTCCGGCTTCCTCGGCGGAGGACTTCCAATTCTTTCCCAATGCGTTGCCGTTGATGGCTTGCACGGCCTGATCGTACATGGCTTTATACTTCGCTTGGTCATAGCCGAAGATCTTGTCCTTGCCCCAGCTGCACACAGGAATGCAACGGCATTTGCCGTTATGGAAAGAGCCGCCGAAGTCCGCGCTTTCCTCACTGGTGTATGCGAATCCTCGGCTGGCGAGCATCACGCAAAATGCACAAGGATTGGAGCCTCGTGGGACGCGTGCCCATCCAGGATGCGTCTCGTCGGCGTCGCGGTTGTTCTGCGTGGTCAATCGTACAGACCTGCTCATCATGTCGGCAATGAACTGCTGCCAGTCGTCCACCGTCTTCAGGTCGGGCCAAAGGTCTTCAACAGTCAGCCCGTTGGCGTTGCCATGCTTCAAATTAGTGTAGTTATGCCCATTCCAATCGGTTCCAGTGAAACCGCCTACCTGACGGTATAGCACTTCATATTCGTCGCAAGTAGATGAGACGTAGGGCGGCATTTTGATGCCGGCGTATTTCTGCCACAGGTTCCTGGTGTCAGTGTAGTACCTGCGTGATCGTTCGGACGCATCGCGGGTGTACCTGAGCACTATGTCTTGTCGTTCCAACGGTTTCGCGGATTCCATCGCGTCGGTGGCGTCGTCTGTCAGATTCTCAAGATCAGTCTCGTAATCCCTATGCAGTTTCTCCAGTTTCTGACGAAGCTGCGCTTTCGCCGGTTCCGGCAGATCCAGATTGTTCAGATCCATCCGTCACCTCCGAGGACGCCGCGCTTCTGTCCATGAGCTGGTCGATGCGTTGTTCCGATTTCTGCCGTTGCTGGTCGGCGCGTAGGCGGGTGATTTCCTCGCGGGTCAGGCCGAGACGTTCGAGTCCGACATCGGAGTCGGCGTAGCCGGTGATCTTGTCGGCGATCTTCGTGAACGCGTCGGCGCGCGCCGCGTCGGAGATTTCCCTTGTGGGCGCCCATACCGGATGCACGTCGCGCATGGAGTCGGGTATCGTGTTCGCGCCTTCGCGCAATGCCACGGCGATGCCCATGGCCCGTTTGAGTTCCCGTCCGAAGGCCACGTTCTGCTTGTCGGCGATGCGCGTCAACCGTCGTTCGGCGGATGCCATGGCCTCGGCGCTGGTCGGATTGTCCAACGTGATGCCCAGATAGTCGACCGGCACTCGGGTCTGCGAGGCGACGAGCATGGCCAAGGTCTTGAGCATGTCCGAATGGGGCGTCATGGACGCCTGCTGCACCTGATGCAGTTGGGGAAGCTCTCCGTTCTCGTCCGCGGTGATCGCGTTGATCGCCTGGATGAGACTCGTCCATGTGTTGCTGCTGAACGCGTCCCTGTTCGCTCCGATGAACCAGAGTTTCGGAACGGAATAGAATTCGGCCGACGCCTCCATGCGGACCACGGTGCGGAATCCGGCGTCGACGAGGCTCATGAGCGAACGGCTGATGCGGCTGTGGCCGAATGGCCGGTCCATCTGCCTGTCGTAGGCGAGCGCGACGGCAGTCGGCTGGTCGAAGTTCGTTTCGATTTTCTCCGCCCGCCATGGGGTCAGGTGGCCGGAGCATTCGTAGACCTTGCCGGGGAGCCACACGTTGAACGCGCAGATTCGTCCGTCCTTGTCGTCCTCGGTGATGGTCAATGCCGCGGCCAGACGGTGGTTGCGTCGGTCCCAGATTCCAGCGGACCAGTCGGCGGAGCGTGGGATCATGCTGATCCGGTCCGGATTCTCCGGGTCTGCGGCGATGGTCAGGAAGCTGCATGAGTGCTTGTAAGCGGATACGATCAGTTCTGACGTGGCCACGTCCAATTGGTTGTCCTCGAACAGGTCGTTGACGCCCATCGTGTCGTCGCCGGATACGCTGAACCCTTCCAGGTCGCTCAGGTCGCTCAATGATCGGACGGCCAGTTCGGGCCATCCGATCATCGCCTCGACCTTGTTTTTGATCTGGTCGGGGATGGAGATTCCGAAGTCTTTGAATCGTTCCTTGCAGTCGTAGTAGGCTCCGCGGATCAGGTTGCGTGGGTATTTCTCACGCCACACGCGCAACAGTTCGTGGATGATGGGCATGTCCTCGTCGTCGACGCCGAGGATGGTGCCGACGTTTCCGCTTGCGGTGTCGAGGTAGCTGCTGCCGGTGAATTTCGGAGCGACACTTACCGTTGTGCCGTCGGCCATGTAGAACACCATCAGAACATCACCTCCTGTCGTCTTCCCGGATGTCGTTTCGTCGTGAACGCCCCATACAGGGCGAGAGTGGTGGACACGAGCGGCGTGATGTCGACATCGCTGCCGAGCTTGTTCCAGGCGATCGCGCCGGACTGTCCAAGAGGCCGCGTGGTCGCGCCCTTGACGGCTGCGGCCAGCTGCGGCTGGTATTCGTCCCGTGGATGCTTGAGCGTTCCGGCCTTGAGCATGTCGAGGAAGCGTCCGCACGCGCGGCCCATCTCCTGCATGTTCGTCACCGTGACCCTCACATGCGCCTTCTTCAGTTCGGGCAGCAGGCTCATAGCGGGCGACTGCGCGTCGATGACCACGCTGGCGGTCTTCGGCCAATGTTCGGCGAGCCAGTCCACGGCCCACATGGTTCCCGCCTGCCGCGCGTCCTTGATGTTCGCCATCTGGATGACGGCCGAACCGTCCGCGTACCGTAGCGCGGCTCCGATGGTCAGCACGCTCCTGTCCGGAGGCATGTCGATGCCGAAGCTCACGGTTCCCCCATCAGGCACGTCGTCGATGGCCGCGGCCTGCCACAGGTCCGGGCTGATGGCGTACGCGGTGGCGGTCTCATCCCATATGCCAAGCGCCTCACGACGGAATGAATCGTCCGACAGGTTGTTGCGCATGCGCATGATTGCCTGTTCGCTTGTACGTTTCGGATAGCTGGGATTCGCTTTAGCCCACTGTTCGCGGTCGTCCGAATCCGCGTCCTTGTCGGCGGCGAGCTCCACGTAGAGGAGGTTCCCATCATGGTTCAACGCGTGCATGCGCTTCTCCGTGAACGCCTCGCACTGGTCTCCCGGCTTGGGTGGATTGCCCATATACACGACCAGGGGATTAGGACTCGTGTTCAAAACCGGAATCATATTGTCCATCGCGCGCACTGTGAGGATCTGCGCTTCGTCGAACACGGCCACGTCCACGCTGTGCAATCCTCGGCCGAAACCGTTTTCGCGGGCGCCGAACATGATGCGGCTGCCGGACGTGAACGTGATCTCCTGTTGGCCGTTTGCTCTGCGAATGCGTTCCACGTACCGGCCGAGCACTGGATTGCGCTCCATCTCGCACATGTCCGCGAATGTCTCGTCGCTGGTGCGCGTATGGTGGGCGGTCCAGATGGCTTTCAGGTTCGGTGTGAGTATCGCCTTGAGGAACAACGCGGTGCCGACGGTGAAGGTTTTGCCGATCTGCCTGCAGCTGGACAGCACGGCGCCGCCCGCGCCACACGCATACTTGCCTTCCGCGTTCTTGGCGAACAGAAGCCACAAGAAGCCCTGCTGCCACAAGTCGAAACGGATGCCGGCCTTGCGCGCGGCTTTGTTGATTCGCGTGAACTCGCTGCCGACGATGCCTTCCGGCTGGCGGAGGACCTTGGCGATTTCAGACAATCGACGCTCCGACATCGTCCGTCACCTCGTCTTCCTCATCGTCCAGCAGGTCGGTCAGACCGCCGCCTTGGAGTGATTCGATGCGTTCGCATACGTCGATGAGCTGGCGGCTGATCGCTGGCAGTGCGTTTGCCGGTGTGGACGTGTCGTCCATGGCCTTCTGCAGTCGGTCGCGGATGGCGCGCAGCATGTCCAGCATGCTGCCGTCCATCATCCTCTCGAAGCTCCGCTGGTCGAGATCCCTTTCCGGCTTCTGTTTCGTTTCCACGGCTTTGACGGGCGGCTTACCGTTCCGGTCCTGTGCGGGCCGATTCTTTTTCCGACGCCGATAGTCTTTCTGCCTGCATTTCGCGGAGCAATATTTCTGTTGGCTGCCCTTGCCACTTGGCCTAAATTGCTTACCGCATACTTCGCAAATCATTGCGTTTCCTTCATTCCAAAACCAGTGAGGAACCCGAGTTCTTCGCGCAATCTTGTTGCAGCAGCTTCCGCCCGTGCAAGCGTCTTGAATGGACCTCTCTTGTATGCCTTCCTATCCTTGATAACCTCAACTTGCCATGCTTTTCGATCGTTACGCCAGTAAACACCACGGATTCCGGATTTGCTGTTCTTATTACAGGAAACACGATATTCGGAATTCTCCTGAACCGTTACTGTTCTCAAATGGTCTGGATTAACGCATGAACGGTTGTGACAGATATGATCAATCACCATCCCATCTGGGATAAACATGTTATGAGTCAATGCATATGCGAAGCGATGTGCCGGAACGGACGTCTTTGCCAGACGGAATGTGCCATATCCCTTTGGGTGATGAGCACCGTTCCATTCCCAACATTTACTAGGGTCAGTGCTTCTGAAGTATTTATTAAATCGTTCTATGTCAGATGCTGACGCTTTGAAAAAAGGCCATATTCCGCCTTTCATTCAACGTATGCGTAACACAATTCGTTACGCTTAAATTTCAAGAGAAATATCGGCACTGCACCCGAGGCTACCCCAAGGGGGTATGACCGGGTACCCTGCCCTGGTATCGGGTCAGATGCCGAACGTTTTGAACGGCATCGAGCTTGATTTCACTTCCTGTCTGCCAGCCAGCAGCGCTCGTGCGTGTTCGTCTGTCTTGTCGCTCTTCATCCTGTTGCAGATGCGGTGCGTGAGCCTGCAGTTAGTGAAGCTGTATGGATCGCCGCCCCGTGAGACCGGTATGAGTTCGTCTACTTCGGCGCTCATCGGATGTGGTGTCTTCAATGTCTTGTCGACTGGCTTGCCGCAGATGGCGCACACATCGTATGCGGCCAGCACTCTTTGCCTGAGCATGCGCCGCCGGTATCCGTTGCTGACCCGCTCGTTGCGTCGCTTGCTCATGGTCATTCCTTCGTATGAAGTCCTAGCATGGCCGACCACGTGTCGACTAGGGATCCCGTCATCTGCGGATATCCCCTCCCGAGATTATTCATGGAGCGCCTTCGGCGGGATTCGAACCCGCGTATACACGCGGCCGCAAGGAAGAGGATCCGAAGATCTGCGACCGGTGCGATCTGCCACTGATTCCTACGAAGGCACGGACAGGCGGTTTGAGCATCACCGCATCACGTAAGCGCGGGATTGGCTTGCCTGCCACTGTTGGTGTATGCCCACTCTGACGTGGAGCGGGCGGAGCGTGTCCGATATGCCGTTCGGACAGGACAGTGTTACGCAACCCAAGGAGTTAGGAGAATCCAAGGTGGATATGAGAAAAGGGTTCAAACCAAGTCACCTCGGTTTGAACCCTCTAATCCACTGACAATTATGCCTTGCACTTCGAGAAACGTCAAATCGAGTCGCGTCGGGAAAGCTGCCTGTGCACGTCGGCGAGACGGTAGAGCGGCTGTCCCTTCCCGTTCTTGCCGGCTGGTTGGATCCTGCCACGACTGCGCCACGAGTAGATCGTGTTCACGCCGCATTGGAACCCGCATTCGCGCAGGAGTTCGGCGCATTCCCCTGCCGTGAACGCTTTGCCGGATGCGATGCACTCCTTCAGGAAGCCGAGCCGCACGTCCACCACGCGGTAAGTGCCGCCGCATACGGGGCAGGTGACCTCGACCGCGTCGATGGGCGCCGACAGTTCGACACCGCACAATGGGTTCGGGCATCTTCCGATGCCGTGCTTGGAAGGCGGCACGTCGATGATGTCCAGCGTCTTTCGGACCATCGACTCCCACTCATGGTAGAAGTCGGCGATGTCAGGCATGCGGCGCAGTCGAGGACTGCCGGCGCAGACACGCAGCATGTCCACCAGCGGCGGATGCACGCCATAGGTCGCCCAAGGCATGGCGGGCGGAGCGTACAACCGGCGCCAGAGTGCGATTGCGGCATCCTCGATGTCCTGCATGTGGTCGAGCACCGGCAATCGGATTGGCGTCGGCGCGGCTGGAAGGTTGACGCGTCCAGGCTGGCGGCCTCCGTAGTGCGCGGTAGAGTCCAGGAACTCATGCAGCGAATCCAACCATGATGGATATTCCCGCAGCCAGCCGCGCATCAGCCCATCGCATCTCGCGCACATGGTGTCGCCGACAGCGCATTCTCCGCCGCAGACGAGGCACACACCGGCGAGCGCTGGTGTTGTTTGGCTGGTGTTTGTTGTGGTGTTGGTGGTGGTTGGTTGGGATTCGTTGGTTGGTTCGTACATTTGTTCGATTCCCTCCGGCGTGGTAGTCTGGTTTGTGGTAATGCCAGAGCCCGGCCGGAAGGTCGGGTTCTTTGTTTATTCGGTGGCGGAGTCCTGTTTTTCGAGGTTGACGTGTTCGAGCTTGGCTCTATGGCGGAGCAGACCGGCGTATTCATCCATGACGTCAAGCTGCCTGCTCAACAGACCGATCGGACAGGTGGGCTCGAAGTCGAGCGTGCCATCCGCATACCTTTGCAGCATGTCCCTGAGCCTGCCGGCACGAGCGGTCAACTCCCGGTACTCGACACGCATGCGGTCCTGGTAGCCGGAGGCCTTGGCGCTCGCGGGTTCCGCTTGGTCGGCGGCGGCGAGCACTTCGATGGCTTGGCGCAGGTATCCGTCGCGGATCCATTCGGATGCGGTCTGCCATTCCTCGTGGATGATTTCGGTGGAGTCCTTGCGGAGCGCCCATTTGAGTCCGAACAGACGTTCGGCGACGGCTTCGGTGCGCGCGTCGATCGGCGGCAGTGGCGGTTCGAGTGTTTCCTCGCTCATTGTTCCGGTTCCTTTCCGTGGGATGATTTATGGTCGGTCTTCCAGATTCTGTGCCAGAACAGCCAGATCATCCAGGCTGGCACTTCGACCCAGATGGTCAGGTACGGCGAGACGGCGTAGATCTTCCACCACCTGCCGCAGATGACGCAATGCTCTATACGCCGGTCGGCATCCTGGGATGGTCCGATGCCATTGCTGACGCAGATGGCTGTGCCGAGAGCGTTCCGGCACAGATGCGGAGTCCGGTCTTTCATTCGTCGGCCTCCGATTGGGACAGGCGCCACTGCTCGAAAAGACGGTAGGCATCCAGCGAGATGGTCCGGACCGGGCTGAACTTCAACCGCCACATGCAGTCGGCGCACACCTCGGTGAATGTCTTCGCCTGGCCGCCATAGATGAGGCCTATGGAATAGACGGGACTTGAACACCACCGGCCGCACAAATCGCAGGTGTGCATATCCCGCGTGACCAACTCGTCACGCTGCGGCAGGAACGGATTCCCCGCACCCCTTTCATCCACGGCTGCGGCGAGCGCCTTCCTGATCTCGTCCCTGGCGTAGAGGAAGGCGTTGTGTCGGGTCTGGGCGTAGCCGACGAAGGGGGTATTGCCGTCCCTTGTCGCGGCGCGGACGGCTTCGAGTTCCTGGTCGATGAGTTTGTTGAGCACGCCGATGGCGATGTCTGCTTCACTGTCTTTCATTTCGTTTCCCTTCGTATTTGCTGGATGATCGTCTCGTATGGTTTGCGGTGGAAGATGCGTATCCACCATTCGGGGCGGCGGCCCCATATGGTTTTGACTTCGGTGAGAGGAAACCATGATACGTACCATTTTGAGCAATTTCCGCAGTACAGCACCTCGCCTTCCTCCTTCGGTCTGGGATGCTCATGGTCGAACGCTGGCGGCCTTGGCACCAAATAACTTCGATTGCTCATTTTGTGTCCTTGAGTGTGATGCGTTTCATTCCTTCGCCGCCTTCATTTCTTGGATTTCACCGTCGAAAAAATCGATGATGAGATTGCAGATGGCGGCCGCCGACGTTTTGAGCTGGGCTTTTTCCTCTTCGTTTTCGGCTTTGATGGCGAAAACGGCATCCTTGCTGTTGAAATTGATTCTCATTTCGTGTCCTTCGTGGTTGGGCGGACGGTGAATGCGACGAGTCCGGTCTCGGCATGGAATACCTTGGCCGGCTCGCCAGTCCTCAGGGACATGGCCTGCGCGTAGTCGCCGGCATCGTCGATGTTCTCGAACGTTCTGATGCCTTCCGTGGTGACGACGTTGTAGCTCATCTTGCCGGCTCCTTGTCCGCGCCGCTCACGTGATCCCAGTCGCAGGACATGCCGCCTTGCTTCTCCCATGCGTAGACGACACAGTCCACTTTTCGCGTGTCCTGCAATGTGATGACGCATTCGTAGAAGCCGTGGGTGGTGCCTCCGTCGGTGCATTGCGAGTCGATGGGTTTGACCGCATGCGCCGGCGTGGATGCTTTGGCCATGCCGCCGCATCCGGCGAGCGCCGTGCAGAGGGCGAGGGTGATGGTGGTGAGGGCGGCGCAGATGGTGTTTCTCATTGTTCGTTCCTTTGATGGTGGCTGGCGTGGTGGTTCCAGAGGCGGATGGCTTTGTTGAGGCTTCTGCCGTCGACGTGGAGGATGCATTTGTACCGGCAGTTGGGGCAGATGCAGCCGTAGATAGTGTTGACCGGTTTGCGGGTTCGGAGGTTGTAGATGGCGCCGAGGGTCAGGATGAGCGGCCGGGACTTGCGGCATGCCGGGCAGGGTGCGGGTCTGCGCCATTTGCGTGGGTTGGTGGCGATTCTGACGGTGTGCATTTCATTCCTTTCCGTAGATGGCGAGGCTTCGTATGCCAGCGCTCATGCCGTTGGAACATGTGTTCGGATCATGGTCGATGATGTCGTTTCCGATGCCTTGGAAGCGGAGGGTAGCGGTGCCGTCCGGCCGGCGGATGAGTTCGAGCCGGCCGTCGATGACGACGTCCTGGTCGGTGCGGGCGATGCAGCGGCGGCCGATCAGGATGGCCGGGTCGGCCGACCGCCACTTGTGCAATGGGACGATGATGCTCATTCCCGGCCACCCATCCAGCCGATCAGGAAGGCGAGCGCCAGGAGGATTATCGCGGTGTGGCTCATGCCGTTCCTCCGATCTCCGGGCTGGCCAGCATCTCGGTGATCGCGTCCTTGGCTATCAGGCGCCATGGTTCGCGGCCGTCGTCGTCGAGGTTTTCCCACGTGAGGTGTTTGCGGTGGCCGTTGGCGTGGAATCGGTTGTAGATGGCGTGCGCGACGGCGTATTGCGTGTCGAGGCTGATGACGAGCTGGTCTTGCTGGTCTTCGGTCATTGGTAGGTCTCCGGTCTTGGCGGTGCGAGCAGTGCGGCGATCGCGTAGCTGGCGAGGCTGGTGGCGAGCGCCGCGATGGTCAGTGCGGTGTGGATGGCGAGCCACGTGATTGGTGTCCACTGGTGGAGCGCCTGTCCGATGATCGCCCTGATGACGGCGTGCGGGATGAGCAGCAGCGCGAGGAGGGTGAACAGCGTGGCCATGGCGTCTCCGAGCCGGTCGGCGAGGTGGCTGATGGTCTTTCTCACTTGTGGTCTCCCGTCTTGACGGCGAGTGTCTCGAGCATGGCCTTGTAGTCTTTGATGTCGCGTGCGATGCAGGATTCCACCCGGTGCGGGCCGCTGTCGCCCTGGTATGGATCCGGGGCGCCGAGCACGGTGACGAGTCGGCGGATGGTGGCCATGTCGTATTTGCGGTAGGTGAGCCACGCGTCAGGGTTGAGGTTGAGTCGGCGGAGGAAGTCAAGGTCGAAGTCCACGTTGGTCCCCGCGGGGACGAGGGAGAAGCGCTGGGAGAGCGAGTCAAGGAATTCCTCCACGGCGTTGGCCACGACGACCATGCTGTCATTGCGCACGGAGCCTCCCATGAGTTCGAACAGCAGGCCGTTGTCGGTGTGCATGGAGAAGGCGACGGGGCTCATGGACAGGAGGTCGAGTCTGTCCGGGCGGATGATGCGGGACAATGATCCGAACTTTTGTTCGCCCAGCATGTCGGTACATTCCATACCGATCTCCAATGGCAGGCTTTTGCGCCTGTCCACGCCTGTGGTCTCAAAGTCGATCCACAGCAGCGCCTCCGGTTTGCCGTTATTCTCGTGCATTTGTCATTCCTTCCGTTTGAATTGTCAATGTTTCGCGCATGGTCAATGGCGTGGCCGTGCCGTCCTGGTTGAGCCAGAGCCATCTCCCCTGCCAGTCGCGCACTGGGGTGGAGAGAGGATCTATGCCGAGCGGGACTATCAGCCCGAGGCGTTCGGCCTCCTTCACATGCTGATGGACCCACCCATGGCAGCCGGTCGTGCCAGAACCGCACAGCTCGACGATGTTGGCCGGACTGTGCCTCACATCCGGATCCGCCGCCCGCCGCAGTTGACGGTGATGGCCGGAGCGTCCAGGCCAGCATGACGGGTCATGGATGTTCGTCCCGCAACGCAGGCAATGCCATCCCTGCCGTTCCAAAGCGGCACGCTTGGAATCATCGAACTCATTCACAACGCACCCCCTCCTGCATCAGACCGTCGACCAACACCAAACACGAAGTGCAATTGGCCCTCAGCCCGGCCGCCATCGCCACGATGCCGTCATCCGCCCTGCCAGCGGCCAGCGCTCGCAGTTCGATTGTGCTGGCGGTCTGGGCGGTGTCGGTGAGGAGGCGGCTGAGTTTGTCGAGTTGTTCCCTGGTCATTGGTTGTTCTCCTCGTCTTCTTCGTTTTCGTCGGAGTCGGCTTCGGTGACGGCGGCGATGAGCTGGTCGAGGTGGCTGGTTTCGTCGTCGGTGGGCGTGTAGCCGAGGTCTTGGAGGATCTGGTAGTAGCCGGGGATGCGTCTGCTGGTGTCGTTGACGGTGACCCAGTCGGCCGCGTCGATGAACCATTCGATGCGTGCGGCGAGGATTTGCACCGCCCAGACCGCCCAGTCGGGTTCGTCGAGGTGGTAGCGGAGTTCGGCGAGCGCCCGTTCCGGTTCGATGCCGCTGATGGTGGTGAATTGTTCGCCACCGCATGCGGCGTCGTTCCATGTGCCCAGCGCCTGCGTGTAGCCCTGCGGGTCCGGGTCGATGATCTGCAGGAGTCCGAGCCGGGCCGTGGTTTCGACGAGCTTGTCGCGTTTGACGCCGTGGAGGTTGGCGTGGAGCCATGCCATGCGCTTGTCTGCGGATGCGGCGGCGTATTCCTCGAGCGCGTGCCGGCGGGCGTCGCGTTCGGCTTGTTCGGCGGCCCGTTGTGCTTCCTTTTCGGCGTCGGCGGTCTTGTCGCGGCGGGTCCAGAGGTAGACCTGCTGCGAGACCGCGTGGATGGATACGGCTGCTGGGTTCTGTTCGCGGATCTTCTCGATGGCTTCTTCGGGGGTGCCGGTGGATGGGAACATGCAGCCGGCGTATCGCCATTCCGGGTCGCTGTAGGGCTTTTCGGGGTCGGGGATGAAGTTGAAGCCGCTGTCGGGCTCCACGAGGAGCGCGGCGACCGATTCGACCCATTGCCGGTCGCGGTCGTCGCGTTCGATGCGGCTGAGGGTGTAGTCGAAGTTCGAGGTGCCGGCCGCCTGCACGAGCTCCTTCTGCCTGTCCGGCTGGCCGTCATATCGCGCGATGGCCACGAGCTGACCGATGGAGATCTGGCCGAAATCGTCGCGGGATGCTCTGACCTCGTTGTCGATGCTGGCGGCCTTGGCGCGGTCACGCACGTAGTCGCCGCTTCGGCCGAGCCTGTGCGCGACGCTGGCGGTAGTGGCTCCGAGGTCGAGCATGCCCTGGATGGCGTCAGCCTCCTCCAACACGGTGAGCTGTTCGCGCTGGCAGTTCTCGGTGACCATGGCCTCCAACTGCTGCAATGGGCCGAGCTGGAGCACGAAGCATGGGACAGCTACGATTCCGGCCTGTTTGCATGCGGCGAGCCTGCGGTGGCCGGCGATGACCCTGTAGCGCTCGCCGTTGGGTACGACGCTGAGGGGTGTGAGGAGGCCGTTGGTTTTGATGCTGGCGGCGAGGTCGGTCACGTCGCCGATGTTTTTGCGTGGATTGTCTGGGTGGGGGTCGATCAGGCTCGTGTTGATGAGTTTGATTTCGTTGCTTTGGTAGTTGCTCATTGCTTCTCCTTGCTGGTTTCTTGGTTGTTGAGTTCGTCTGCGCACGCTTGGCATGCCTTCCACCATTCGCTTGGGTTGCCGTTGCGGAGGCTTCCGGTGTGGTCGTATTCGTCCTCGTGTGGATCCATGAGCTGGTGGACGTGTTCGCAGTTCCAGGTGTGCTTGTGGCGTGGTGTTGGCGTGACTGGTTCGGGCGCCCATGTCTCCCATTGGTCGCGGAGCCATGTGTTGAGCCGTGGGATGTGGCCGCTGCGGATTTGGCCGTCGTTGACGGCGTGCTTGTAGCGGCGGAGCGCGGTCTGGAGTCGGGTCAGTTCGACGGGGTTTCCGGCGATGGCCGCGTACAGGGCTCTGGCTTCGGCTTCGGTCTTGCGGCCTTTCGCGCCGACGGATCCGGGATAGGTTTCGGCGAAATGGTCGAAGCCGGATTCCGGCGTGGCGGGTTGCTTCGGTTTGCCGGCGGGAGGGGTCGGAGAGGGATTATCGGTATAGGTATCGGTTTTATGCCATGTTTTTGCTTGGCTGTCCCCTAGCAACTTGCTAGACGGTTTGCTACCTGTCTCGCTACTGTTTTGCTCTCCGTTTGCTTGGCTGTTTTCCGGCAAGTCGCCAGACGTTTGCTTGGCTTTCTGGTTGGCCGCCTTGCGGCGTCCTCCCTTGCTTCCCGCCTTGCGGCGCGCCTCGCGTTGCTCTTCGGTCAACACTCGTGGCTCCCTGCAGATGCCTTCGGCGTAGACGGGGCGCCAGCCGCCGTCGTGCTCCTCCATAAGCCCGGAGTCGACGAGCTGCTGGAGCTGTTTCGGGGTGCCGCCGGCGTCCTTGAGGTCGAGCTTGTCGAAGTGGCCTGGGTACGCGGCCGGATCCTTGGCTTGCATCGAGACGCCTTTGGAGTGGATGACGCACAGCTTGACCCACAGGCCCACGGTGGCGAGCGGCAGGCGGCGGATGCGCCTGTCGTCGGCCATCTGGTCGTCGACAATAAACCACATATCTCTCTTGCTCCTTCCGTGGTTCAGTCGATCTCGCCGGTGTCCGGATCGACGGTCGCCTCCACGTCGCCGTCGTCCATGTCGAGGCTGCGGCGCAGGTCGTCGATGAGGATCATCTGCCGTGACGTGGATGGCTTCGCGCACATGTTCTCCATGGCCAGTCCCGCGTCAAGGATGCGCTGCGCGAGGTCCGCGCAGTCGTACACGGCTTCGGTGATGGCGTGGATGCCGCCCCACTTGTCGATGTGCTCCTTCTTGGTGTGGGTGTCCATGACTGTGCGGCATGCCTTGAGCACGACGGCCGCGGACTTGGTGACCTGCTGGGTCTTGCCGATGAGGTCGATGAGTGTGTCGGGCGTGGCCTCCTGCGGGATGAGCGCCTGTTGTTCGCTGGCTTTCATTGCTGCTCCTTAGAAATCCGGTTCCGTGTCGGGTTTGCCGAAACCTCCGAATGATGACTGGTCGTCCGACGGCGCGCCCCACGGATCATCGGCCGGAGGCTGGGCGGGTTGCTGTGTCTGCGTCGGCTGTTGGCTCCAGCCGCCCGCTCCAGTGTTGACGGTCGGCGTCTGCGCGGCGGGATTGCCATAGACGGGACCTTGCGGCCGTCGGTCGATGCGGCTGACCTGCGCGGTGGCGTAGCGCAGACTCGGGCCGATCTCGTCAACCTGCAGTTCCATGACAGTTCTGTTGGTGCCGTCCTGTGCCTGGTAGGAATGCTGTTGCAGACGGCCTTGTGCGATTACGCGCATGCCCTTCGCAAGGCTCTGCGCGCAATGCGAAGCCATGTCACGCCATGCCGAGCAGCGCATGAACAGCGCCGCCCCATCCTCGTACTGGCCGGTCTGCTTGTTATAGACGCGCGCGGTGTTTGCGATGGTGAAGCTGGCGACCTGCGCGCCCTGGCCGGTGGTCCTCAGTTCCGGATCCGCGGTGAGGTTGCCGACGATGGCGATGACGGTCTCCCCGATGGCCATGTCACTCCCCTCTCACGTATCCGGCCGGTTCCGGGCCGAGCTGGCTTGGATCCTTGGCCTTCCACGCGCATTTCGCGCGCAGGCATCCGGCCTCGCGGTCGATGACGATCTCGCCGAAGCGCGTCGGCGCGACCATGGTGAGGTTCCAGCCCCGGTCGCGGTTGAGCGTGGATATGGTTTCATACAGTTCGCCGATCAGTTCGGCGGCCGTCATGCCGACGCTGGCGGGTGTGAGCGGCCATTCGAACCACTTCTCGCCTTCCGGTCTGCTTGGTGTTTTGCTTGGCATCGTGTGCCTCCTTTGGGATTGGATTGGATGTCGTGCCGGAGCGCGGAATCGAACCGCGCATCCATCCGCCGGCGTTATCGGAGCGCCGATCTATGGCGCCCGCATCCTGTCGCGGGCCCCGGCGAAGGCCGGACGGGAGGAGAAGAGAGAAGATGACCCGTCCGGCCGGTTTTAACGTCTTTTCCTTGACGCGCGGACGGTTCCGGCATGGCCGCGCATGACGAACCACGTCCATGCCGCAATGTGTGCGGAACCGTCCAAGTCCTTCACTGCCGTTGCTCGTCCAGCCAGCGCGCGAAGCGGGGGTCGGAGCACAGGCGACGCATGATGACGGCCGTCGGAATGAGCACCGCGAACGGCACGGCGATGAGATGTTCGATCGGATGCGTGCACGCCGGCGTGCAATACAGCACCCACATGGCCAGCAACCACACCGCGAACAGCAGCTGATGCAGGATGACGTGGGCAAGGGCCTTCATCACATCAGCTCCTTGTTAATGGTGTCGATAACGATGTCCACGAGGTCGGCCACGTCGAGGTCGACGTATCCGACGATGTGACCGAGCGAACGCCTTGCTTCGATTTCGTCCCATAAGTCGCCGCAGGCCGGACTGATGGCGTCGCCATGGTCCTCAAAGTCCCTGAATATCGCTTCGACGCAGGCTTTGCGGATGTTGTTCATTTGTTCTCCTTTTCTTCCCATGGGTCAGGCCACGGGGTATCGGTACGCCAGTCGTTGTCGGTCATCACGCGCCCACCTCTTCCTCGTATTCGGCCGTGCACTGGTACAGGTGTTGCGCGAAATAGGCGATCATCTGCTCCTTCGGATACATGACGATTCGTCCCACCTTCACGAACTTCGGGCCGATGCCAGCGCTACGCCAGTACGCCAGGGTGCCTTCCTTGATGCCGCAGTTGTCCGCGATGTCCTTCGTCGTGTTCATCGGCTTCAACGCCGCCGCCAATGCGGCGAACACCTCTTTGTCATCCATCACGCGCCTGCTCCTTTCATGCGTTGGTAAGCGCCGATTGTTTTTCCGACGTGTTTCGTTTGAGGGCCTTCCTGCCGAGTGGGAGAATGAGCAGACCCGCGCAAAGAAGGGAGGTGATAATATGCAACGCGATCCAGTGAATTCCGCTAATGACGCGAAGGCCTACGCACAATCCGGAAACATTCAGCAGGCCATCGTGTCGCTGGCCGATGCCGTGCAGGGCATCGCCGAATACCAGCGGTACATCCGGAACGACCAGTTGAAGATCAAACGTGCGCTGAACATCAGCTGACGTTCGGCCGTCCGCGTGAGAGAGTTTTAATTCCTCGCGGACGGCTTTCCTTATCGCGCCAAGCATCGCCGGGTGCAGGCGTTCGAACTCCTCAACGGAGATCGGGTTCATGGATTCGTCCGCCGTCTCGGCCGGAATGTTGATGCTCATCTCGGATTCTCCTTTCGATTCATGCGTCGGCGAGCGCCGACTGCTCATGGTTTGATTTGGTTGATTCCGTCGATTGGCTGGAGGAGCTTGAGCATGAGCTGGTAGAGGCTCATGCCGAGCATTGCTGCCGTCTTCTCGAGTTGCTCGGTGTTAAACGACCCCTTGCCTCCCAGACGTTCGCTGACGGTTTTCTCACTCATGCCGAGTTCCTTGGCGAGCGCGGCCTGTGTCTTGCGATGCCGTGCGAGCTCGCCGCTGAGATTCCTTGCGATGGTTTCCGTCTCACTCATCTGTTTTGCCGCTCCTTTCTTTGTTCATTGCCTTGCGGTAATTCTTACTGTACTTAATTGAGTAAGTTTATTGTTACTCAATTAAGTATTCTTTACAAATCCTTCTCAATTGGGTACCATGTTGGGCATGGGAAGCATTGCCAAAAATGAAGTCACCGAAGACAGCAAGAGGATCATCGACATATGTCGAGATCTCGTTAAACGAAGCGGAATAACAAATGCCGAGTTCTACAAAAAGAGCGGTATGAGAAACAACTACTGGCACGTAAGGCTCCGATACGAAGCGCCGCTCACGACGTCCGACGTGGAGCACATCGCCTCCACATTCGGGCTCACCAGCCTCGACATCTACACCCGCGCCCTGGGCAGCGATGCCGCACGAGCCTACGCCGCCCGCGAGCGCGAGTTTCGGGTCACGGATGAGCTGGTTGACCGTATCGCTTCCCGTCCGGAGGATTTCGGCGTGGCTGCCAACGACGATCCGAACAAGACACTTGAAGCGGAAACGCCAAGAGATTGAATTTTTAATGCAAATCAACCAAGGAAAGAAGGAAACCATGTACAGGAAGACAATCGCAACGGCCGTCGCCGGTCTGCTCATTCTCGGGCTTGGCGCATGCGGCAACGCCAGTGACGCCAAAACCGCCGACGCCGGCAGCACGAGCCAATCGCAGACGACGAAGAAGCCGGCAGAGAAGAAGCCGGTAGAACAGCCTGCGGATCTGACCGGCACGTGGAAGCAGACCAACTCCGGCAGCACGGATTCCTGGATGGAGGCCGAGATCACGGCCGACACGATCACCGTCCAGTGGGTCAGCGACAACGGCGATACGAAGAGCCTGTACTGGAAGGGCTCCTACAATGCGCCGGACAAGGCCGGCGACTGGAAGTGGACGAGCCAGGGAGACACCGCGGCGATGCAGGCGTCCCTGCTCGGCTCGCAGGACGCCACCAAGGACTTCACCTACACCAAGGCGGACGGCGTCAGCTGGGAGACCACCGCGATGGGCACCACCACAGTGGTGAAGACCGCCAAGCAGTGAACGACGCCACATTGACGTCCTGGTCGAAAACACTGGGCGTGCGAGTGGAGGAACGCCGGCTGGCCGGAGACAGGTGCGGACTCTACTACGATCCGCTCCGCCTCATCATCATCGACGAACGGCTGGCCGGATTCCAACGCCGCTGCACATTGTGCCACGAACTCATCCACGCCAGACACCACGACCCCGGCTGTGGCAGCCAATACGGAATCAAATGCGAGCGCCGTTGCCGCAGGGAGACCGCGCTGACGTTGATCAGTCCGGTGGATTACGGCATGGCCGAGGAGATTTATGAGGGCGCGGCGTGGCCGATGGCGGTCGAATTGGGTGTGACGGTGCAGGTGCTGATGGACTACCGGCAGCTGCTTCATGATTCCGGCGTGTGCATGCAATAGTTATACGCCTTTATACGTGCTTATAGAGCCTTATACCCGTTCGGATTCCTTATAAAAAATGACCCCGGCCACCCGCATACCGCGAGCGCCGGGGTGAAAAACATGTGGGAAGAAGCGCCATGAAAGTGACCATTGATGATCTGTGGCTCAAGAATGACGATGATGGCAATCCGCCGAGTCGCGCGGCCAAACGCTCTTTGGCGAACTCACGCGATCCGATGAAGGCCAATGTGCCTGAGAAGTGGCGTAAAAGCCGTTATGGAGTCGGGATGCGCTGGCGTTGTCATTGGACCATCGTCAAGGACGGTAGACGTGTGCAGAGGGTGAAGCAGTTCGCCAGGCTCGCCGAAGCGCAGGAATATGCCGCGGCCATGGAGGACGACATCAGGCGGGGACGCTACCGCGATCCTCGTCAGGAGCTTCGTGTCCTGGATGATGTGGCCGGCGAATGGCTCGCGTCGAAGGTCGATCTGAAACCCGGCACCGCAGGCCGGTATGCGAGGGAGCTGCGCCTGTACATCCTGCCCAAATGGGGTGGCGTGACGTTGCGTGAGCTTCGCCCTGACATGCTGCAGGAGTGGGTCGGCCAGCTCATGGACGGTGGTTATCCGGCCGCGTTGCCGGACGGGCGTGATTCGAAGCCGCTGAGCGCGAGAAGCATCCGCAATATCATGAAAGTCGTCCTCAAGGGCATCTTTGACTACGCCGTCTCGAACGGGTGGATCGGTGAGAATCCTGTGGACAGGGTCACCGTGCCGAAGATCGTCTCCGACGACGACATGGTGTTCCTCTCGGTCCGCGAGGTCGAGTTGCTCGCGGACGAGGCGGAGAAGATCGGGAAGCCGGTGGACGGTCTGCTGGTCAGATGGCAGGCCTATACGGGATGCCGCATAGGCGAATCGCTTGCCCTTAAGGTCGGTGACGTGGACGCGGACAGGCGGCGCGCCAGGATAGGCCGCACATGGACTGACGACGGGCACGGCGGCAGCATGCTCGGCACCCCGAAGAACGGCAAGGCCCGCAACATCGCGATACCACGGTTCCTCATGCCGCAGATCAAGGCGCAGATGGATGGCATGGGTGATGACGACTGGCTGTTCCGTGCCACCCGTGGCGGGAACGTCTGGACGAACACGTGGCGGACAAGGATATGGAACAAGGCCGTCAAAGCGGCCGGCATGGAGGACACGGGCGTGACCATACACAGTCTGCGCCACACATACGCGAGCTTCGCGATCGCCCAGGGCGCGGACGTGAAGACCCTGCAGATGCAGCTCGGCCACTCCTCTCCCAGCATCACATTGAACACCTACACGGCGCTCTGGCCGGAACGATTGGACGACGTGGCCGACGCGATCGGAGCCCTCCGCGAGCGCGAACTCGTGTGAATCGGGTATGGAGGTACCGCGGCGTTTGTATGCATTTGTATGCGGATTGTTTTCGACGGAAAAAATAAGCCCTTGAAAACCTAATGTTTCCAAGGGCTCCGGTCGGGCTGACAGGATTTGAACCTGCGACATTCTGCTCCCAAAGCAGACGCGCTACCAAACTGCGCTACAGCCCGTTCACGTTCACACCCCGCGAATCCGCCTCACGGAATCGCACCAAGTGAACACGAGTTTCTATTATAGCGTATGGTTGGACAACGACAGGCTTACAATAGCATTTCGGAAGGGAGAGTGGC